AAGCCACCAGATGACCACGCGCCTGTAGGTGTCTGCGTGACCAGCGTTATAGCCACCGGTGCGCTCTGATTGCGGACGTAGTATGCCGCTAGACCGGTCGTGCTGAACGTCAAGCCTGTAGCACCGAGGTAGAGTTCGATGGACTGTGATGTGGAGGCTGGAGCGATTGTGATAGCGGATGAGTTGCGCTCGGTTGGTTGATACGCAGTTATTGAAGATAAAGCAGTACGGATTGCTGGAGCAACATCCGGAGTTGATGGAGTAGTCCACGTACTGCCGAACATATCTACCAGTGGAGCATTTGTAGAGTTACCTGCATTGATTGCTGGACTGTTTTGCCAAGGAGCAAAGACTTGATATCCGCCTAAACCAAATAATCGACTATGACCAAATTCTATAGAATTAACACCAGACTTAGTTGTTGCACTAGAAGCAACATTTGTTAATCCAGTCAGCGTTGATATTCGATTATATGTCTGTGTAATCAGACCATTAAATGATGCAGTCATAGCACCTGAGTTACCAAAACCTATAAAGTTACAGTTTGTAACTATAGTTGGAAACGCAGTCGCACCAGATACGGCATTAATTACAAGTCCTGTCAAGGTACGTCCAGTTACAAACAAACAGTTTGCAAAAGTTAATCCATTACCAACACCATTAGCTGCCGATGGCCCAATAACTCCAACTCCACCAAACAAGAAAACACAATCACTTACATTGATATTTGTAGAGAATGCACTACCAGTGGTGGGTGACTGCACAATCATAGTTTGATCCGATAACAAAATACAATTTTTTATCGTGCAGTTAAAAGCCGATGCAGTCGTACGAACTAAAGATATACAAGTGCCTGTTGTTTGAGCGTGTGAAGAGACACAGCAGTTTTGTATCGTAATGTTATTAGCATCACTACAATAGACAATACCTGTTGTAAAGTTAGAACTGGGTTGATATCCATCAATGTAGAAATTTTCGAGTGACCAGTAACCTTTTGCACTTGTAAAGGTTTGGCCAGTGCTAGGTATTGTGTCATCTAACAAGAAACTTGTTAAACGCACAATACCGGGACTCAAGCCACTGAACTGGCTTATCGTAGTATCTCCGACTATCCTCAATGTTGCTCCAGAAGATGGAGTAATCGTCATTGTTGGAGTTTCACGATATGTGCCCGGAGCGACATAAATAATATTTGTTGCATCAGGTAGAGCGGCATTTGCGAGCGCATACGTTACGGTTTGCCACGCTTGATTTGTTGCTGGCCCAGTCCCGGCGTTGCTGTTGCTACCGTCTGTCCTCACATAATAGGTAGCCATTACTCGGCATCTCCACTAATAATCTGTTGAGCCATAATCACTGCAAACTGTTGCACAATCCCATACTGGAACTGTTCATCTTGCTGAACCCACCAGATGTTGACTGAGGTTCCATCTTGACCAAACGTGCCAAGGATATTCCCTGCATCATCCTCAATGTCACCAAAGACACGCCAGTCGGTAGACGGTGCTGGTTCCTTTTGGATATAGAAGTTTTGCAGGTTCATTTGCCCACCTTCATCGCATTCGCTTGCACACCCTTGAACGGCATCGTGAGGAACGCCAGCACCGAACTAACCGCAGCGGACACACCCGCCGCTACCGCCTTGCTCCCGTAGAGTGCCAGCACTGCGCCCAGCTCGCTGATGTCGTGTGCTTCAGATGTCCTGACCCCATCACCAAAGACCGAGGTGAAAGCAGCTACGAAAGCCACGATCACAACGACCACCAACCGCTTGATGCTAATGCTGTTCATTGCTTCGCCTCCAACTTTGTAACCTGCGTTTTCAGTTCACCGGTTGCAGTTTCCAGCCTACCGATACGATGCCCGTGGTCTTTGATCGTTGCAGTGTCTACCGCTCCACGCTTGTCCATACGGTGGAGAAACTGAATGATGTAGACCAGTAGGCTGATTACAGCACCCGAAACGCTGATACCTATCGTAGTCCATTCCGATGCTGTCATGATGTACGCTCCACCAGCCCTACGTGCTGTACCAATAATTCTGTCTGCCCAAAGTCTGTCCCGATCACATCGTAATAGCGGGCATCATCGCCCACCCGGTAAACCCGGTCTTGCGGCATCACGTCAGCACCAACAGCAATTATCAGCGTCCACTGCGCAGATGACTGGATGCCACCGCCTACGATTGATTCTGTGTCGCTCTGGTTGGTTAGCCTAGCGTTGTACTCGGCAACCTTACGCCATGTCTCAGTAGCACCACCACGCCCGTCTTCGGTAAGCGTGAAGCGGTGAATCTCTACCCGGTCTTGGCACAGGTTGCGTACCATGCCTGCTTGCAGGGTTGCGCGGAGGATAGGGCTCACGCGAACACCACCGGTCTAAACTTGTCTGCCATGGTTAGGCAGTTCTGCATCAGTTGGGAAAGTTTTACGTCGCTCGTACCTTCTTTACTATCGATGTCTGCGGCTACCCTTGATGCTTTGATCAGCCATGCTTGGCGGGTTGCTGTGCGAACATCGTAGCGCTCGGTATTGATTGGACCTTGGTCTACCCACATCAAGGTTGGGTCTCCCGTGCCATCTTCCAAGGTAAAGCCTTTGACTTGATACGGTGCATACACAGGAAAGGTTGGCTGATTAGCACCCGACGTACCGGCTACGCGGCACTCGTAGACCCGCCCATTGGGCGTTGTAGGCACTACACGGTCACCTACTGCGTAAGTGGTTGCAGCTGCCCACGTGGTGAAGCGTGAGAACGAATCAAGGATTGAGCCAATGTCCGTAGTAGACATTTGCGGGTAACTTTGAGCGGACACAAATAAGGATACTTGTGCGATTGCCTCGGCTCTGGTCATCATGGTTTCAGTATCCCACACAAAGGAAAAGCCCACGGCACGTCTGCCGAGGGCTTGAGATACGAACCGCTTGGCTTATGTAGCTGCGGATGCTCCGACGATAAGGCTTCCCGGTACACGGCTGGAAGCAGTCGCGTTCACGTTACCGATGTCGAAAGCAGAGAAAGCGAAACGCTCGGTTGCCTTGAATGCCAACGCGTCTTGGTTGAAGTAATACTGATCGCTTACCTCAATCGTAACCGTACGACGATCACCAAACGCTGTACCCATGCTCAGGTCACCAAGCAAGATATAAGGCGTGGTTGCTGCCAAGGTCTTAGCCATGTTCTGCACGAAAACGACTGGATACCCGTAAAGCATAGGTGTAGGACCGTATGCATTTTGGATGTCCATGATCGAGTTTCCACCGAGTGCATCAAGCAGAGGAGCGATGGCGTTGTACCAAATTTCGCGATGCATAAACCACTTAGCGTTAGCAGCATATGTCGGGAGCTTTGCGACCATGCCCTTAAGGTTAGCCAACGTAGGTGAATACGTGATGGTCTGACCGGTTGTGAAGACCTGCAGGGATGCGATGTTAGCCTTGGTTGCGTTGAGGTTGTAGACAGCATAGAGGATGCCGTCGAGACCAGATGTAGAATCGACTGCGTTGTTGAAAACAACACGGTCTTCTTCCTTCGCCAAAACATAAGCCATGTCACGGGCAAGGGTTGCGCCAAAGTCAATGATCGAATCTTCTGCAAGTTCCTTAGAGACCTGAGTAAGGACAGATGGTTTCTTCGCGACAAGGTTGACCTGTGCAAATGTAAGGTCAGATGCCGTGATAGCGGTATTCTCCCCCGGATAGTACACAGTGGTGGATGCCGTGGCGTTAGGAACGTTCAAGACATCAGAACTCATCGGGTAGATGCGGCAGTTCTGCCGAGCAACACCGAACTGCTCACGGAGGTAGATAAGGTCGGAAGACAGTGGATCTGGAACGACATAACCACCAGCGGTTGTTGTGCCTTCAGACTGTGCCTTCAGGTTGGCTTTGACCCAGTCGGATGCTTTGCGGTTACCCATGATAGAGCGTCCCCACTGACCCCATGCGTATGCTTTATAGTTCGCTTCGTCACGGGTACCAACGAATGGATTGCGTCCAATACCGCCGGACTTCCAAGGTTGCTCAGCTGCAACTTCCGTTGCTACAGGGTGACCTTGTCCAAGTGCCTTGATGGTCTCAATGCGCTCTTCGATACCCTTGGCTTCTGCCATCAGGGACTTGACCTGTGCGAGGTCGCCGTTACCGGAAGCAAGCTCCCGTGCGGTAGCAAGCACAGACTCTTTTTGATTCTGTAACTGTGTAAGGTTCATAGTTGTTGTAACAACTCCAGACGAACGAGCAGTTCGGCTCGCTCATCAATATCATGGGCTTTCGCCTCGACTACGATGGACGGCTGCTCATCAGGCTGGTCTGCATCCCGCAGAGATTCCCAGACTACTGGAGCCAAGCGCTTAGCACTTGACCGTGACAAACCGACTGCATCCCGCAGCCGACGCTCTACACCCCGCAAGGAAGCGGGTTGTACGCTCTTCATACCGTGCATGGCATATAGCCCCTTTGCACGTCGAGCAAATTCATCAATGACGGCATCAGCCATGCTTTGATCGGATACGGCTTCGATGGCTCCACAGAGCGCATCGTAGTAGGCTTCCAATCCTTCGTGGATAAGGTCACCCTCGGCATCATCGTATACCGACATAGCGTACTCTTCCGGGGACTGCTCAGGCATTGGAGCCATGACCATCTCTTCTTCTTCCATCATAGGCTCCATGCCGTAATACTCCTTTAGGCTTTTGACGCTGTTACGATACTCGGCTGGTGTCGGGGTAATGCTTGCTTCAGCAATAGGCCACCGCGTGATTTCAGATACATCACCCATGCTTTTCCGTTCTACCAAGTGTGCAGCTGCACCAGAGGAAAAACCCATCTTGCCTTGCTTGCATAACTTTGCAATCATGCTGCCGTATTCATCGGCTAGATCCAACTGAGCCTCGTACCAAAGCCCGGTATTGTCCATCTTGATGTAACCCGTACCGATAGACTTCTTCCCAACCTGTGCATCCATACCGTGGTGGTAGTAAACGTTAAGCGGTACGCGCTTGCCTTCAGACATCGGAAAGCCGTAGTCGGTTGACTTAGTGAAATAATCACCCTCAAGGTCAGCACTCTGGGTATCGCCAAAGCGCACCAGATAACCCTTCACGTAACCAAGCCGGTCGCTTTTGATGCAGTCAACGGTAGATGTCAGCACGTCCATGGTGTAAGTATCCCACACGGTATCTTTTACTCGAATGTCGTTAGATCCGGTTCGTAACCCTCTAGGTCTCTAAGCGGTAGAACCCTAGTGGTTGGTCCCCAATCCGCATTCTGGACCACGGTTGCCATGTCACTGAGCGGCAACCCTTCTGCGTAAAGGGCATAACGTGATTTGCCTAGGATTTGTTGAGCCTCCGTAGCGGTAAGACCACGCAAGATATCCTCACCGGTAACCGGCTTAGGTCGTGTATCAGGGATGCTACTATCCCCGGTAATCTCTGCCCATGACAAAGTTACCGGAATCATCACGCACCTACAGTTAGGATGCGATGGCATAATCTCATCGGTGGTTGATAGCGTACCGGACAAAGCCAAACACGCAAGACAAACCCGGCTGTCCTGTGTGGCTTGCCGTCGGTACCCTGTCACCGCTGGGTTCTGGGTGTAAAGTTGCCGCTGGGCTTCACGGCTTGCGCGTATCATCTCGGTACGGGCAATAGTCTCTGCTCGGTATCGTCCAATGTCTGCAGCTTTGCGTACCCGCCGTGCTACGGTTCGTGGACCTTCACCAAGGGAAATACCCTGTACAAGTGCCATCTGCATGGCATCCGTGGTTACCTGCGGTATGGTCGCAAATAACTCACCCAAAGGGCTTCCATCACCCGCCATGCCGACAAAGGCTTGGAGCTGCTCGTCTGGTAGGTTTGTCCATGAACTTCCGAGGCTAACACCTGCCGGTTTACGACCTGCCGCCGCTTCAACCATGCCGACGCTCGCCTCATTCGCAAGGATTGCTGCTTCGAGTTGTCCATCTGCTGTAATGGTTGCCCCCTCGATTGAAAACTTTTTGAGGTTCTTTCCTAACTCTTCAATGTTATCTATGATGCGTTGACGCATCCAGAGTATGGTGTCGGACGGGTCTTCACCGTTATCTAGCCGTTCTTGGATACGACCCTCTAACGCTTCAAGTTCATCGATGCTTGCCTTTGTGGCTGCCCTGTATGCCCGTTGCATACGGCTGATGGCTACACCTTCACGCTCCAAAAGTTCATTACGAAACTTTTGACTGGCTGCATAGATTCGAGCACTGTCGTTGTTTACTCTTTTGAGATGCTTTCCATCTCGTACCCGTAAAAAGGGTGAGACTTGTACACTACCCCCGGAGTGCAGCAATCAACGCTCTTGCCGTCAGGTTGCATAGCGTTACGTTTGGATGTTGACCATCGGAAACCTGCATCGCCACCCCACAAGTCCCAAGCAACACGCCCCGGTGAAGGAAAGCCGTTTTCACCACTGTTGAAGCCCTCGGCTTTCTTGTCTACCTCATGACGTGAAAAGAAACTGTACATCCGGAGGATGGTATCCTCGCTCAGTTTCTCACCATTCACAATCTGATTAGCCCTTGCAAGGCCTACGCGTGTGCCGCCATCAAAGCCTTCAGCCTTCCAGTCAAGCGCTCTTTGTGCTGCTGTTCGCATTGCTTCAGTTGGTCGGAACTTTACATCGTAAGAGCGTACTGCAGAAGCATCAAAGCCACCGCCGCTTTGTACGGGTATAGCCGTTGGGTGTAGCTGCCCCTCATCCTCCGGCACGGCTTCCAACCCTGCTATGCGCTTGGCTTCAGCACGATCAATAATGCCAGCCTTGTACAACCGCTCCGCTCGTTCGGCTTCTGCAGCAAGGTCATCAGCCAATGCACGAACGGTTTCAAGGTCGTACTGAATGAAGTCACCCTCTTGGGTCTCAGGGTACTCCGGCAGCAGGTCTGCAGTGATTGCGTCGGCAAGGGTACGAAGCAGAGGAACCATGCCATCTTCCCACGCCGCTTGTTGAGCGCGCTCGTAATTACTGTAGGTAGACCTTTCAAGACCTGAGCCAAGCCCCAAGACCATTGGGTTGATACCAAGGGCAGAACAGATACGCTCCTCCGGTACACGCCTAACGGAATCCAAAGCAAGCTCGGACGGTGTAAGGCTAACACGGTCAAGTTTATACGCACCGGTCATAACCACGATGCCACCTGAACCATCGCCGGTAAGGTCTTCATGTAGTTGGCGCTTGACTTGCCGGGCATCATCAATGCTAATGTCTACGGTCTGGTCTTTAGCATCTGGACCAACGATAAGCGATGGCATAGCACCGTTAGCCAGCAAGCCGTAAGCGGTTGTGCTGGCTGTATTGTCGGTAGCAATCTCACGTAGTACAGCCATGACTGGAGACCTACCCAAGCGGATATCTTGCGGGTCCCGGTTGTACCTTATGTGGATGATGTCTGAAACGGGAATGTCAAAAGAACGACCATCAGTGGTGTAGACGTAATGGGTTAGAGGGTTCGTGCCATTACCTACCGGGCGAACCATGTCCTGCGGTAGAAACTGCAAAGCGGTCACCGTGCCACGGGTGGAAGAGCGAATCTTTCTCAGGTAGGTGTTGCCGAATAGTTTGTAATCCTGAATGCACCAGCCCCAGAAAAGGCTACCCATAATCATTGGGTCTGGTTGAGCCATGAGCTTGATAACTGGATGGTCTTCTACCGGCTCTGCTTGCTGGCTGTCTACCGGTCTGTAGTACTTTGGTGTGGCCTGTGGGTAGTTCCTTACGTACCAATCAATGGCAGATGCGACAACCCCATTCAACCCAAGATCACCGGCTATGCGTGACCAGTCTTTTGTTGAGCCGGGTAACGCCCGACGTAGCAATGTCTGCAGCTGACCAGAACCATAACCAGTGAGGTAGATGTCCCGCGACTGGCTGAGTGGCAGCGGGAGTGCTTGTGTCGGGTTGGCTGCGGCTTTGCGTCCGAGGAATCGATCAAATATACCCATGTGCCTAGTATCCCACAGAAACAAAAAAGCCCCCTTGCGGGGGCCTGTGGGCTTGATTGGTTTAGATTGTTGATATTGCGATGCGAGCCATCTTTGCGTACTCAGGTTCAAGGTCGGTAACAACTTCACCGGTAATAACATCTACATACAACTTGGAGTTGATAATCTTACCAGCCTTGCTGTTGCTTACTCTTTCACCAGCCAATGTCACGTTGCGCAGTGAACCAGATTTGTACTTCTCGATTTCAAGACCAAGGATGCGCTCTGGTTTGAAGTAAACCCGGTGATTCGTTCCGCCCGTCCACTCCTTGCCGCCTGCCTCAACCAACCGTGTAATAAGTTCCATTGTCATATCTCCCTGCTTGATGTCAATAATATACACTTAGAGTGTATACACGTCAAGTATATAAGTAGATATATTTTAGACGGCACCCCAGCCCTTGCGTTGTCCGATCACCTGCCAAGCGTATGCCATTGCGTCTACAACGTCATCATGTCTTCCGACAGGGAAGGATAGCAGTTCGTCTTGCCAGTACGGTGGCAACCCGTCAACGTGTACAACCTGCCCTTGCTCGTAGCGGGCTTCCAGTGGTCCAAAGCGGGTCACTTTGTCCCTATCTGGGCGGATGCCCCGGATAGGTAGTTTCGTACGCCTCATGAGCTCTTGTACGACAGCGGCTTGGTATTGAACCTGCTCGATGCCGATCATAACTGGATGCCACTTGTCAGCCATCATCTCGATGAACCGCAGTACGCTTGCAAAGTCTGCACGGGTGCGGTTGACATCCAATACATAAATAGTCCCGTCATCACCACGGGCTAAAGCAACCACGGCGGTATAGTCTGCCTCTGCCTTCGTACTGATGGCAAGGTCAACACCAAGATAGACTGGCAACCCTTCAGGAACATCCCCAAAGCGTAGCCACTCCCGCTTGATACGTGCACCAGCGGCATCAACAAACTGAGCCAAATATTCCTGTCGGAAAGCAATGCTTGGTAAAGACTCACCAGCCTTTTCTACCTCAGCTGCATCTATCCAAGGGTTAGCCGTAGTCGGCATCTGCCAACTCATCCAGTCTGGATCTACAGCAGCCATGGCGTGTAAGGTTTTGAAGTAGTTGCTACCCTTCGGAGTGCTTAGAAAAAAAGCATCACCCCGGTAGTCGGTAAGCGTTGGGCGGATAGCCTCCGTCCACGCTTGCTCTAGATGCCGTGCCATGGCTGCTTCATCGATGATGACCCGCTTGTACTTACGACCACGGGCTACCGTAGACGGATCGTCAAGGGTCCAATAATCAATAGCCGCCCCGGTTATGAGTTCAATCCTTGGGGCTGGTGTTTGTACAGCCCTTCGGATGACAGGAGCATATATCCTTTTGTGGTCGTTGTATGCCTCTTCCAGCAAGCGGTACGTAGGTGCAAACCAAGCACACGGCAGTCCGTGCTGGAGTACCGGATCCGATAGAAGATTCCCACCAAGCGTTGTTTTTCCAAACCTACGACCACAGGCGAGAACATTGAACCGCTTGGCTTCCCGCAAGATTACCTGCTGCGCTTCGTGTGGCTTTGGTAATACCAGCCGTATATCAGGCAAGAGGTTTGTCCGAATACTCCACGATCACCTTGACTGGGCTACCGTCTGCCCCGGTCTGTTCTACCCGGCTTGACCAGTCTGCTTTATACTTGCGTTCAAGCCACCACGCCGCCGCTTGCCAAGTCGCGTCAGCTGCTTTTTGAATGATGGCAACGTTGCGAACTTCGGCATCACCCTCTGCTTTTTCTATAGCGTCCGCAAAATGCGAATTAGATTTCAGCCAGTTGGCAAATGTATCTTGTGAGATACCAGCATAAGCGCAAGCAGCTCGGCGGGTATTACCTGCCCTGAGTGCTTGTGTAATGCGTGTTTCTGTTTCCTCGTTGTACTTGGTTGGTCTACCTGCCATCTAGTACCGCCTTCTGCCCTGTGGCGTTTTCCCATCGCTGAATAATGACATCGCAATACTTAGGGCTTATTTCCATCGCATAGCATTTACGCCCTAGTTGTTCGCAAGCGATGAGTGTTGAGCCTGACCCACCAAACATTTCCAGCACGGTTTTAGCATCATGGTTGCCGATTGCTTTTGATGCGAGTGCTATAGGTTTCTGCGTTGGATGAAACTCATTGATGCCGTCTCTATCTTGGTTCCATACTGTGGCTTCCGTAGTCTCACCACACCATCTAAGTGTTGATCCTTTAGGTTTGAAGTATAAGCATGGCTCGTGTCTTTGCTTATACTGAGCATTCATTGCGGCATAGGTAGCGTTTGTCTTGTGCCAGATTATTAGAGCGTGTGTCTCGCATCCATTGTCATGCACTGCGTTGTATACGTCTCTTGCTTTTGAACCAGCGAACCACATATAGCATGGACCATCCACAGCAGATAATGCAACAGGCAGAAAGTCTGTGTAGATTGCAGTCGAATCATCATCTGCTAATTTTTCACGCTTGCGTTTTATGTTGACATCGCCACTGTGAAAATGTCCGCCTTCGTAATTTACTCCGTATGGTGGGTCTGTAAACATCATCTCAGCCACAGCACCATCCATCAGCCGCGCCACGTCATCAGCCTTGGTGCTGTCACCACAAAGCAATCGATGCCGACCAAGAATCCAAAGGTCTCCCGGCTTGCATCGTGTCTCGACATCCTCCGGTACTTCGTCTGGATCGGTTAGCAACTCAGCAGGCTCAGTCATACCAGCCAGTTCATCAATCAAAGCATCAAGGTCAGCTGCGCCATACCCGGTACCGTCCAAGCCGATAGGGGTATTCGCAAGCTCGGCAAGGATGTCGGTAATCTTGGTTGTGTCATCTTGCCCGATACGGGTAGTCCGGTTATCTACTACAAGAATCCGCAGCTCTTCCTCCGGCGTAACGTCAACCCACTGAACCGGTACGGTTTCCCAGCCTAGAGCCTTTGCAGCCATCACCCGATGATTTCCCGCTAGAATGTGCTTAGTGCTCAGGTTAGCCACCACAGAGCCGTACCAGCCATTGACTGCTAGGCTCTTCTTGATGGCTTCTATATCACCGTGGTTGGCGTTGCGTGGGTGGTGCTTGAGCAGATCTATCGCAACCTGCTCAATCTCCTTATTGATTACTCTACTCATCGAGATTCTTCCTTAGCTCCGCGCTGGTAGCCCAGAGCATAGCAGCCCTCATCTTTTCCTTGCTGATGCCCTGAGCTTTAGCCCGTTTCTTTACATCAGCATACAGCCAGCGTGTATACAGTTCGTTGTATAGGGCAATGCATCCAGCCCCAACCAAAGCACCAATAGCAAAAGGAATCATTGAACTAAAAACCATTCCCCTTCCAAGATGTCCGTCAGCAACAGACAAGTAACATCGTATTCAGTGCATCCTTGATAGGGACTATTTACCAATGACCCGTTAGCCTCAATCCAATAAAATACACCTCCGTCAGAACGATTCGATTCATCAATAGCCCAGTTTCTGGTTTGCCATGTTTTGCAGGAAATAGACCATCCGGCTTTGTTCATAACCAATGCTTCTATGCCGGTCATTTGCTTTCTTCCCATATCGGCTCCCCGGTAACCGGATTGTACTTACCAATCATCCAGTCTTCGGCGAACAGGTCACCAGCAGTAAGCCAGATGACGCTATTGTTTTCCTTGACCTCTGTACCCTCTGCAACGCTGAAGGTGTCCCATAGCTCAGAGAAGCGGAAGTGTAGCCCATCGGGCCAGAAAGCCCGGCGTATCGGCTTCTCTGCCAGCAAGGCATCAAGTGCCTCGTTATATTTCATTACTTGTCTCCCACTCGCAAACTTCCCAGTCATCTGCCTTCATGTCATCATAAGTAAAACAGGTGAACTTACACTGAACTTCCCAGCCTTCAGATTTCATCCTGTCTACAAATGTTTTTGTTTTTAGATCGTAGTAGACGATTCTGTTTTCGTCTTCGTCTAGCCATGCTTTACGTGTTATGGGCAATCCATCCATAAAGGCATCTAATACTGCCGCATATGTCATCTGATTATCATCCAGTCGTTAGCCATGACATCAGCACCGCGGAAGTATGCAGCACCTGCATGGTGCCGGTTGCCTGCACCGTCAAGCTTGTACATCACCATCTGCCCATGGCTGATAGCGTAATGTATTCTTGCGCCATCCCGGCAAACGTACTTACCGTCCCTCATATGCACCAATGCACCCGAGAAAGCGATACGAGCGGTGTAGTGTGCTGTAGTCGGTGCAAAAGAGGCTACCTCGTCTGTACACATCTGCTGGTAACCAAGGCTTGAAGCGTAGGCCAGCAGCTCAGGATTCCGTACCCACTTCTCGACGCTCTGCCGCCTAACGATGTTGTCGGCTTTTGACCATGATCCGGTGGTGTTATAGATTTCCATCGCTTGCCGGATACGTTCTTTCTTTTCTTCGATGCTAAATGCGAGTGCCATGTATTTCCTCGGCTTCTCTGGCTACACGATCAGCAAAAGCCGTGTCTTTGGTAGCGGCATAAGCCATATACCAAAGTGCCTTGATGCTGTCATCGGTAGGACTACCTTTGTGCGGGACCCGCTGTAGATATTTGACAACGTTCCCAGCTGCAAAGTCTAACCCCCAGTCGTCGATGACGCTGAGGGCCTGAATCTTTGTAGTCCGGTAATGACCGGTCATACGGCTACATCTTCGGTTTGCTTGTGCATCATCCGGTCGATGTTGTAGGACACAGCCCAGATGTCAGCGATGACATCCGCTACCTTCAGGTAGCCAACCCAGTAAGGATTCTGGATGCACTCACCGAACCAAGAGTTGCAGTCAAAGATGCCGGTGTCATCACCCGACATCGCAACCATAAGGTGCAAGTCACCCTTGGTCATGTGGATTTCAGAATGGTCGGAACTAACCTGAATCTGCAATGGGCAATCGATCACATTGAACGCTTCACCCCGGTTGATGGTCTGCTGTGCCAAGTCTGTAATGACTTCGGCTAAAGTCTTTTCTGTTACTGTCATTGTTTTATCTCCCAAAGTTGGGAGGGATTCTAGCCCCTCCCGATTACAAGTTACCCGTATTTACTCGCCTTCAAACGGATCTACAATGTCATCAACCGGTACGGCTTTTCGTAATGGCTTTGTAGCTGCAACCTTTACCGGCTTTACGGTTTCGATAATGTTGGTCATCTCACCGTTCATTTTCTGGCGGGTGCCTACCACTACTTGCCATGACTTGGCTTTGAGCGCTTCGATGTCAAGCTCGGCAAATTGTTGGTTGGTCATGCGTCCAACCATGCCATCGAGCAAGATTGTAAGTTTGGCTTTCTCGTTCCCGTAGTAGGTCTTGGTGTATGCCATGAAGCGGAACGGCTGGCCATCATCGTCACCAACTTCCGTTGATTCAAACACCCACTTAAAGTTGGGTTCGAGTACGTTAGGGTCATCAAAACTCTTGCCCTGTACCGCTTCACAATCGATCAAAGCACAGATGTAGATACCTTGCTCGGCTACACTGTACTTCTTGCCGCCACCTTCCGAGAACTTCCCGTGTTGTGCAAAAAATCCCATATCGTCTCCTTGGGCTACCGCCCGGTCATTGGCCCTATTGCCAGTTCAATATATACCCATTAAGTAGATATTGTCAAACACTTAAAATAATCGCAGTTGCTTGCGTTGTTTTTGAATGTTTGCAATTTTTTGTAGATATTCAGGTAGTGCTACTTTGTAGCTCCATTCTCGTTGCGGCATACCTGATGCCCGCCACCGTTCCCGATTAGTACCAAATAAACCATTCCATGCAGCTG